ACAAGCGGAAAGGAATCTACTACTGCACATGGCACTGCCTGAGAGTGCAGGAACGCAAGGAGGACGAAAAAATGGCAGGAAAACAGGCCATCAGCGAGGAGCAGCGGATGCACGCGGTTCAGCTCGCGATAAATGGCGAGAACCCGTTCCCGTATCTGGCGGAATGCGGATCGACGAATCCGAAGATGTACTGGGGATGGATGAAAGGCGAGATCAAAAAGAAGGATCCGGAGCTGTACGCAAAGATCCCGGACCTGCGGAACGTGAAACCGAAGGAGAAGACGATCTCCGCGGCGGAGGCGATGCAGGGCATGCAGGACGCTGCGGACGAGTTCTTCGGGAAGTGCGAGGACATGGGGCTGATGAAGAAGGCTGAGCCGGAGCCTGTGATCAGCAAGCCGGTGAACTATGAAGGGCTGCTGGTGCGCGAGGTGGAAGGCACGTTCGACCGGTACCGCCGGAGCGACGTGAACGACAGGACGTATATCGACTTTGAGAACGCCGACAGGCTGGACACACTGAGCCTGACGGTGGAACAGTGGCGGAGCTTCCGGGAGGAACAGGAGAAGGCCGCCGCGATCCTGGGGGTGACGCTGTGAGTGATCTGCAGGTGCTCCCGCTGGTGCGGGTGGATGCCAAGTACGGCAGGCTCGGCGGAAGGTACCCGGAGCGGATCCGTGTGGCAATGGCCGACGGAACGACGCAATGGTACCAGATCGAAGTGAACCAGCCGACGCCGGTGCTGAAGGATCAGCTGGACGAGTTTACGGAGTTGTGTATCGGATATGAAAAAAAGTGACCGGGTGCTGTGGCCGCAGCATCCCGGCCGGAGACCATATATTATGTCGTGGTCATTGTACCACAGAACGGAGGAAAAGTGAATATGAGAGCACTGTATGAGATCGATCAGGAGATCCTGGCATGCGCGGACATGGAAACCGGCGAGATCCTGGACACGGAGCGGCTGGACGCGCTGCAGATGGAGCGCGAGCAGAAACTCGAGGGCGTGGCCCTGTGGGTGAAGGACCTGAACGCGGAGGCGGAGGCCGTGAAAGCCGAAGCGGATAAGCTGACCGCCCGGAAGCGGGCGCTGGACAACAAGATCACCGCGCTGAAGTCCTGGCTGCTGATCGCCCTGGACGGCGGGAAACTGAAAACGCCCCGGTGCAATGTGTACCAGACGCACAGCCAGCGGCTTGCGGTCGTGGATGAGGCCGGGTTGATCAGCTTTCTGAAAACTCTCGAAGATCCTGGACGGTTCGTGCGGTACACAGAGGAGCTGCGGAAGGACGAGATCAAGAAGGCGCTGAAGGACGGGACGATCATTCCCGGCGCGGCGCTGGAGACGACAGAAAGCGTGGTGATTAAGTAATGAACATTACCAGAGGACCGAAAAAGACGGCCATACGCGTCGGGATCTACGGGACGGAGGGCGTCGGCAAGACCACCTTCGCCTCCATGTTCCCGGGCGCGGTTTTCATCGATACGGAGGGATCCACGTCCCATATAGACGTCGCCCGCTTCGATCCGCCCCAGGAGCTGGGCGACGTGATCAAACAGATCCAGTACGTGATCAGCAACCCGGAGAAGATCGGCACGCTGGTGATCGACACGGTGGACTGGCTGGAGAAGCTGATCTTCCAGAACGTGTGCGCGGAGAAGAAGATCCAGAACATCGAAGACCTGGGCTACGGCAAAGGCTATGTGTACGCGAAGCAGAAGATGCAGCAGATCCTCGAGATGCTGGACATCGTGATCCACCTGGGCGTCCATGTGGTGCTGGTGTGCCACAGCACGATCCGGAAATTTGAGCTGCCGGACGAGATGGGCAGTTATGACCGGTACGTGCTGAAGCTGAACGAGAAGAACATCAGCCCGCTGGTGAAGGAATGGGTGGACATGCTGCTGTTCGTGAACTACAGGACGGACATCGTGACCGATCCGGACGGGAAGACGAAGAAGGCCCGCGGCGGGCAGAAGCGCATTATGTACGCCAATCACAGCGCCTGCTGGGACGCGAAGAACCGCTTCGGCCTGCCGGACGAGATGCCCTTCGATTACGCACAGATCGGCCACCTGTTCGGCGAGGCGAAGCCGGTGGATGCGGAAGACATCCCGGACGAACGGATCGAGCCCGGCGAGCCGGTGGTGCTGCAGCCGGCAAGGCAGGACGCGCCGGCGGAGGTCAGCACCGTGAAGGCCGTGCCGAAGACGAAGAAAAAGGGCGCACCGGAGCGCCCGGAAGGCATGAAGAGCGAGGACCCGGACAAGAATGTGCTGCTGGAGAAACTGTGGGGCCGGATGCAGCTCAACGGGATCGACGATCCGCTGGTGCTGCAGAGCGTGGTGGCGGAGAAGGACTATTACGACCTGACCGTGCCGGTGAAGGACTATGACAAGGATTTCATCAGCGACGTGCTGATCGAAGCCTGGGACCAGGTGAACAGCCTGTGCCAGACCAAAATGCGTGATTTACCATTTTAATTAAGAAAGCGAGGAAGAAAACTATGGCCAATGAGAATCTGAAGACCTATGACTGGGACGACGAGGTGGAGCTGACAGAGGACCAGGAGCGCGGCGGGAAGGAGACCACGATCCTGCCGGAAGGGAAGTATCCCTTTGAGGTGATCAAAACCGAGAAGCAGTGGTACGACGGCGGGGCGAAGATCCCGGCCTGCAACATGGCGAAGGTGTTCCTGCGGATCGACGGCGGGGAGCTGGGCATGGGATTTACCGCGGAAAACATCTACCTGGCGGAGGGCTTTGAATGGAAGGCCGGCGCTTTCCTGCGGGCCATCGGCGTCCGCAGCCACGGCGACAAGCTGGAGTTCAAGAAGCTGCTGCACTGCGACGGCGAGCGCGGCCGGTGTGAGATCTACGTGGACGAATACGAAGGCCGGGACGGGAAAACCCACCAGAGCAACAAGCTGAAGCGGTTCTTCGACAAGGAAGAGGAGGCCCCGAAGAAGGCGTTCAAGAAGGGGGCGTTCTGATGGACATCGCGGAGGCCCGGGAGATCCTCAGGCACATCCCATGCGCTTCCCTTAATTACCAGGAATGGACGAATGTAGGCGCGGCCCTCCACAAGGAGGGCCTGCCCTGCAGCCTGTGGGACGAATGGAGCCAGACAGACGGATCCAGATACCACGCCGGCGAGTGTGAAAAAAAGTGGCGGACGTTCGGCAATTATGCCGGCACGGACGTGACGATGGGCACGGTGTACCACATGGCTGTGGAGTTCGGCTGGGATCCGGTGGCCGGGAAAAAGACCTACGGCTGGGACGATGTGATTACCTATGACGGCGAGCCGATTGACACCAGCGGATGGCAGAAGGAAGACACGAAACCGATGGTGCCTCCGCCGACCAAGGACGCCTTCAGCCCGGCGAAAGAGGCCAGCGACTATATCAGCGCACTGTTCGAGCCGGACGAGAAAGTCTGCTACATCACAACGGCCTACCAGGACGAGGACGGGAAGTACAAGCCATACGGAAAGACGTCCAGCCGGACGGCGAAGCAGCTGCTGGACAGTATTAAGAAGCACCCGGACGATATCACGCTGACCTTCGGCGATTATACAGACGCAGCTGGCGTCTGGATCTGTTTCAACCCGATGGACGGCGAAGGCCGGAGCAACAGGAACGTTACCAGCTACCGCTACGCACTGGTGGAGAGCGACACCCAGGACATCGACACGCAGTACCAGATCATTCAGGACCTTCGGCTGCCGGTGAAAATGCTGGTGCATTCCGGCGGAAAGAGCCTGCACGCCATCGTCAATATCGGCGCGGTGGATTACAAGCAATACCAGGAGCGCGTGGATTTCCTGTACACAGTGTGCCGGAGGCATGGGCTGGTCGTTGACACACAGGACAAGAACCCGAGCCGCCTGAGCCGGTTCCCTGGCTTCCGGCGGGGAGAGAAGCTGCAGTACATCGTTGACCGGAACATGGGGATGTCCGACTTTGTGGAATGGCAGCACTACATCGAAGACGAAATGGTCGAGCCGATGCAGGTGCAGAACCTGGCGGAGATCTGGGATGATATGCCGCCGGTCAAGCCGGAACTGATCGAAGGCATTCTCCGGCAGGGCCACAAGATGCTGCTTGTTTCCTCCAGTAAGGCCGGGAAGACCTTCGCGCTGATCGAGCTCGCCATCTCCATCGCAGAGGGCAATCGTTGGCTCGGTTTCCGGTGCAGGCAGGGACCGGTTCTGTATCTGAATATGGAACTGGACGAGGCGTCCTTTGATGACCGGATGAAAAAGGTCTACGAAAAGATGGACCTGACAAAAACGCACCGGGAGAACATCGACATCGTACATCTGCGCGGAAAAGTAGAAGTCCTCGAGAAACTGATCCCGCAGATCACCCGGACCATGAAAGCAAAGGATTATGCAGCGGTGATCCTGGATCCGACCTACAAGCTGGGCATCGGCGACGAGAACGCAGCTGAGGCGGTGATCAAGTTTACCAATTCCATCGACCGGATCGCGAATGCCGGCGCCAGCGTGATCTACGCGCACCATCACAGCAAAGGCGCCCAGGGGTCGAAAGCGAGCATGGACCGGGCCTCCGGTTCCGGCGTTTTCGCCCGGGATGCTGACGCGCTGCTGGACATGATCGAGCTGCGGATCCCGAAGGAACGCATGGACGAGGTGAAGGCAGAGTACGGCGAAAAGGTGACCGCGTGGAGGCTGGAAGCAACCCTCAGCGAGTTCCCGCGGATCGAACCGGTGAACCTGTTCTTCTCTTATCCGCTGCATGAACTGGATGCCCGGGAGATCCTGTCCGATGCGAACCTGGAAGAGAACGAGCGCAGCATGGACAACGGACGGGAAATCGGAAGCCTGGCAAAAAGCGCGAAGAAGGCAAGCCTGAAGGAACGACTGCTGGATGCGATTAACCGGGACGAAGAATTCGGAAAGCGGAAAACACAGAAGCAGTACGCCGAAGAATTCGGAGTCACAGAGCGGACGATCAGGACATACCTGAAAGAGCTCGAGGAAGACATCTGAAAAACCGGAAAAAAGCGGAAAATCCAGTTTATATAGAGATATTTCCTTCTGGTTATACTGTGTCCTTCCTAACCGTGGTAAGGCGCCTGCTGCGCGCGCCTTCCTCCCGGTTAAAAGGAAGGACTGTGAAAGGAGTTTCCGATGAAGTTCAAGCTGAAGATGATCCCGCCGACCGCGACAGCCCAGCAGAAGGGCGAGCGGGTTGTCGGCGGATATATCCACCACTACAAGAAGAAGAACGTCGCAGCTGCGGAAGCGATCCTCCGCGACGCGCTGCTGACGTATGTGCCGGAGGCGCCGATCACGGATCAGCCGATTATGCTGAACGTGATCTGGATCTTCCCGTACCCGAAGAGCGCCAGGAAGCACCGGCCCGGCGAGAAGCGATGGAAGATCACCCGGCCGGACACGGACAACCTGAACAAGCTGCTGAAAGATGTCATGACGGACATGGGTTTCTGGAAGGATGACGCGCTGATCTGCTGGGAAGAGATCGTCAAGGTGTACGACGATGAGCCCGGGATCATTATCCGGATCGACATCATGGACCCGCCGGAGGATGACTTTCTATGAGTGATGTGAAACCGTTCATCAAGTGCGTCGACTTCTGGCCGGTGCAGATACCGCCGGACAAGCTGGACGCATACCGGCAACTGATCGACGAGGGCCAGATCCGGAAGCATCATGTGATCCACAACCGGAGAACCGGATCCACGACGGTCGAGTATTACGCGATAGCGCCGCACGAGTGGATCCTGGAAGAACTGAAGAAAAGGGCGGAGGTGATTTGATGGGCTGGAAGCAATACCCGATCCGCTGCATGATCTGCGGCGAAGAGACCGCCCTGGTGGGCGAGGACATCGACAAAAAATATACGATGGAGCACTTTGCCGCGGAGGGCTGGGTGTTCAGCAAGTATAAAACCATGTGCCCGGAGTGCCGGAAGAAGGAAAGCGAACGGTTCGAGCAGATGACGATGGAGGTGGATCCGGATGCCTGACAGGGAGAAGGTTATCAAGGAATATGAGGATTATGTGAACAGTTATATATCGTTGACCACAAGCCATGATTATGAATTTGAAATGCACAAAGCTGTCCTTGCCATGCTGAAAGAACAACAAAACGAAATAGAAATCCTACGCAATACCATGCAGAGCATGATGGAAGGGATGGTGGTTGTAAGTGGCGGACATTGAGAAGGTTATCAAAGGGCTGGAAGAATGTACAGGGAATGGGAATTGCACGAAGTGTAAGTACGGAAAAGAGAAACAAGCATTGAGTTGTAAAAAATTGCTTGCTGATGCATTAGAACTGATAAAAAGTTCAAGACTTATTCATACAGAACACGCTTTGTATTGTGGTACTTATATAGATAATGCGGAAGGTCGGTGAAGTGGGAATGAGACGAGAATATATTGTTACGATTGATTATATTGGGGAACCACCGGGGAATGATGAACTTGTCCGGTGCGAAAATTGCAAACACAGACCAATTATGCCAAAGGATCATACAGATGGTTTTGATTTGAAATTTCCAGACAACAAATGTCCATGCCAATGCGAAGACGGCTGGTACTCATGGTATCCGAAAGATAATTGGTTCTGCGCCAATGGGGAACGTGCTGAATGAAATGACGCTTTTAAATCACATGGAGGTATAAAAAATGGATTTTCACGATATGTTTCTACCAGACCCAAATAAAGAGACTGTAACAGAAGAAATGCACCCGGAAAAGGAATGGTTTGAAGAAGCGTGTCACATGAAAGCAGAGAACCTTCCTGCGTTTTATGAGAAGATGACACACGCATACAACCATGATTACGGAACAGCTTGCCATGCGGTTGCAGCTTGTGCTTTGGCTGCTGCGTGGGCAGCTTGCGGGGAAAATGACACAGGATTGAGTGGATTCCAAGCAGGATTTGTGATGTGGGACTTTATCAAGAACTGGACAAAGACAGGGAACGAGTGCGGTTTAAGGCTTGTGGATTATGACGATATGCTTTATCCGCAATATGAACACAAGTTTGATAAGGTCATTGACGAGGATACTTGGAAAGCGATTCAAAACAAGGCAAAGAAGAACATTGAAACAAACGATTCTGCTTGCGGTGCAGTGTTCCAACATTGGAGAAAAATTGCTAATGGTCAAGTGCCGTTTGGGTATCGTGTTGTGGAACGAATCTGACTTGAAGGCAGCAATAACTTTGCATAAGGAGTGAAAGACGAAAATGTTATCAGGAATTTTTGTTGGTTTGGCTGTAGCTCTGATCATTTTTCTGGCGTTTGGATTTGGTGTGAAGATCGGTGCTCGGTCCGCGAAGGAACGGATAGAAGAAAAGCTCGGGGATACGTTGGAGAAAGTGCTGGAAAGATTAAAACAGGGAGGGTGACCAGATGGACACACTGGAGAAGCTGGAGGCACTGCGGGACGCGTGCATCCTGCAGCAGGCGCAATGGACGAACGAACCGCTGATCGAGTGCGGGGAGTTCACCTACGGCGTGCCGGTGGTGCACCGGTGGGACGAAACGACCCGGCTGAAGGTCGGGAAGTTCTGCTCCATCGGCGGCGGCGTGAACATCCTGCTGGGCGGGGAGCATCATCACGAATGGATCACGACGTACCCGTTCGACGTGCTGCTGATGGACGGCGTGGCGAAGAGCAAGGGCGACGTGGTGATCGGGAACGACGTGTGGATCGGTGACTTTGTGACCATCCTGAGCGGGGTTACGATCGGAGACGGAGCGGTGATCGGGGCCGGGAGCGTGGTGACCAGAAATGTACAGCCGTACACGATTGTCGGGGGAAACCCGGCGAAGTTTATCAAAGCGAGGGAAAATATATGCTCCGACTGGTGGGATCTGCCGCTGGAACAGCTGGCGGAAGTGATCCCGATGCTGCTGGATGAAAACGTAGCGAATATGTTCCGATGGAGGTGGGAAAAAACACATGAATGACATCACTGATTACGTGATCACCCACCGGGACTGGCCGATCGTCCAGGATGACCTGTACCGCGCGCTGTGCGTCGGCGGGTTCCGGAAGGACGGCTGGCTGTGCGCAGCTGACGGGGAGAACATCGAGCAGTACAACGACCGGCTGAACGAGCTGACGGGACTGTACTGGATCTGGAAGAACACGGACATCGAGTACGTCGGGCTGAGCCACTACCGGCGGTACTTCGACAACGGCGGACGGCTGGACGAAGCGGCGATCCGGTGGCTCCTGCAGGATGTGAAATACGACATCATCCTGAGCCGGATCCGGCTGCCGTGGTCGGTCCATCACAACATCTGCATGACATGCGGAGGGGAAACGGCGCGCGCCGCGTACGACGCGTTCCTGGAGACGATCCGGGAGCGTCAGCCGGAATACGCGGAGGCCTTTGAGGACGTGATGTGCGGGAGCGAGATGTACCGCTGCAATATGTTCGTAACCCGGCGGGAGATCATGGACCGGTTCTGCGGGTGGCTGTTCTCCTTCCTGACGGAGGCGGCGGACAAAGTGGACGTTTCCGGGCTGGGCTTCTACGGGAAGCGGGTATGCGGATATGTGGGCGAGGCTATGTGGACGGTGTGGCTGAAGCGGCACCGGCTGAATGTCTACGACATGTGGATCGGATAGGAGGGAGAGAATGGCGTTTTTCAGCGTGATCGTGCCGGCGCACAACAGTGAAAACTATCTGGACAGGTGCCTGCAGTCGGTGATTGACCAGACGTGTACGGATTACGAGCTGATTGTCGTATGCGACGCCTGCACGGACAGGACGGAGACGGTGGCCCGGAAGTTCACGGACCGCGTAATCGTGACGGACTACGGCATGGACGGGCTGGCCAGGAACGCCGGCATCGACGCCGCGGAGGGTAAATGGATCCTGTTCCTTGACGATGACGACTGGTGGATCCACGAGTATGTGCTGGAAGAGGTGCGCCGGGAGATCGGGGACCTGGACTTTCCCGCGGACATGCTACTGTTCGACTTTATCTGGCAGCGTCACCCGGACCATAAGCCGGGATACTACTGTCAGACGGTGGACAACGTGAACATCGCGGTGTGGTCGAAGGCGTTCCGGCGGGCGTTCATCGGCGACACGCGGTTCCCGGCGGTCCGGTTCACCAGCGACAAGCCGTTCATGGACGCGCTGATCGCGAAGCGTCCGCTGGCGAAACCGATGCGCAAACTGATGTACTGCTACAACTACATGCGGGAAGGGAGCCAGACAGCGAACCATGCGGAGGGGAAGGAATGAAAGCACCATGCAAGGGATGTGGGGAACGGCAGCTGCACTGCCACAGCAAGTGTGAAAAATATCTGGAATACAGGCGGGCGCTGGATGATGCCAGGGAAAAGGATCACGGGAAGGCGATACACTTTTCCCAGCGGAACCAGCGGATCTACTGGCAGAACCTGAAGCGCGGACGGAAGTGATCATGCGCGGATGGGTAGGCAGGTCCTGAGTCGGGTGGAAAGGCGGGACGCTCTCCCGATCCCGGCGGGCGTGCAACTGCCGGGCCGGTTCAAGTCCGGCCACGCGCTTTTCTGAAAGGAGTATGAAAAATGTTCGGAAGGAAGGAAGACAGGATGGAGAACACGGGAGAACGCACCGTGCGGAGCGGCAGGTGGATCGAACTGGAGGGCGCGATATGCGAAAAGGAAGACGACCAGCTGACATATATGCCGAGGGGGAAGATCAGCATCAACCTGGACCGGGTGGCCGGATACTACGACCACACGATCCTGATCGACGGGTACAAGATCAGGGTCATGGATTCCTACGCGCAGATCGCGCTGAAGGTGCTGGAGGCGGAAAAGTGATCCGCCTGTCGGAGCTCGATCGCAGCGAGCGCAGGGAGATCAGCCGGATCGTCCGGAGACAGAGGAAGGATGTGAGGAAAAGGTGAGCCATGAACAGGAGATCCTGACGGACTACAGGCTGATCGTCATGGAGATCGAAACGCTGGAGCGGCAGTCGAGGTTCCTGAACAAGTACATCGGCGGGCCGAAGCCGGTCCGGTCTCCGCAGCTGACGGGGATGCCCAGGGGAACGAACGACCCGGAAGCGGCCATGCTGCAGCAGATCGAGCCGGACGACCCGATCTATCACATCGAGCGGCTGAGCGATGACCTGCGGGAGAAGATGATCGAGTTCGAGGTCATCGTGAACAGGATCACGGACAGGCGGCTGTTCATTATTGTCCGGAATTACTACGCAATGGGGTGGACGGACGAGCGTATCGCCGAGAACATGGAGCTGTCCAGGCAGACCGTGCAGAAATTAAGGTCAGATTATTTCAATTCATTGGCATGATTTGGTTGAATTGGCACGGACTCCGTCCAATAATACTACCGTGAACAACTGTCACAGGACAGGTCACACACACGGGCAGCGTTTGGACATGGCGCTGCTCTTCCTTTTTGTCATTCTGCGGGGGCTGCCGGGGTGTCTCCTTCCCAGGCAAGCGGGTCGCACTCATGATACGGCGAGGTGGGACCAGAGTGCATCGTGATGCAGACATCGAGCGCTTCTACACAACGAGAGCATGGAGGCGCTGCAGAGACACAGTGCTGAAGGAGAGCGGCGGACTGTGCCAGCTGTGCCTGTCCAAAGGATTGATTGAGCCGGCTGTGCATGTGCATCACAAGGTTCCGCTGACAGCAGAGAATCTGAACAACCCAATGATCGCGCTGGACAGCAGCAACCTGATGGCATTGTGCGAGGCTTGCCACGCGGAACAGCACCGGAAGAAGCGGTGGAGGTGCGATGCGATGGGTCATGTGGCAATTTGAACACGCCCCCCTTGTTCAAAACGAAATTTTCGCGGGCGACAGG